ACAGTTATCGTTCACCCAATCTCTATTCAGATGGATCTGTGTTTATTGGTGGACTACAGATTTACAATAATGGCGGCTGGACCTATTTTGTTAATGGTATCCACACCGACACCTTGTATTCTCGTAATAACGTCCAGGCAGCCAATGACATTGATTGCGCGAGCGTCTTTCGTTGTACTGCTGTCAGGGGTGCCCGGCTTGAAACATTTGGCGGTGATTGGGGCTGGTTGACCCTTCAGGTCGCGGCTGGTGGATACCTCTATGCCAGTCCGGATAATGGCAGCTCGGGATTTAACTACACGCCAAACGGCAGTTGGTCCGATGCGCGGTTAAAGACCAATATTCGTGATAGTGAAGTTGATGCCCTAGCGGCTATTCTATCAATTCCAATTCGAGCCTATGAATGGAATGATCGTGGTCGTCAGGTAATGCCTCACGCTACTGACACACCGCTTGGTCTGATTGCTCAGGAAGTGGAACGGGCAATACCTTTTGTTGTTCATGCTCCGTTAACTGAGGATCCGAATATTGGTGATCTAAAGATGATTGAGCAGCAACGTCTAACCCCATATCTTATCCGAGCAATCCAGCAATTGGAAGCCCGAGTTGCTGAACTGGAGGCAAAATGACAAACTATAGTGATGTCCCACAAGTTAATACACTCTATAATGAGCAACAACAAGTACAGTCAGCGATAGACTATCTATCAAATGGTGGGAATGTCACTTCAATGGTTGTAGGTCCACCATCAACACCACCCGATCCTGGCCAACCAGTTCCGTTTCAGATGCCAGTTTCTATTATGTTAACACCACCAAATTCACAAGATCTAATTGATCAAGCTTTGATTGCACTAAAGGCTCGGGATGATGCAATTTATCAAGAACTAGCAGATTTAGGTGTGACTAATACACCAGAAAGGAAGTGGAAGGAATGACAGACGAAGTAACTGAACCTATTCCTAATCCCCCTGACACGTCTGTTCCACCTATACCTGTACTGCCACCCGCTCCACCCTCTGAGCCTCCTGATACTGCCCCCGCTCTAGGTATTCCACCACCACCAAAAATGCCTCCTCCTGCGCAGACACACAATCTTCCCGAACCCCCTGTTGATCCGTTAAATCCACCTGATGCTCCTGATCAATTACCTGTCTAGAAAGGAGACTAGTTATGGCTATGCCTGAACCCGTTGCACCTAATCAGCCGTTTACGATCACGTTGGAAGCCCAGCAATGGAATAGTGTACTAGCTGCACTCTCGGAAGCACCTTATCGCGTGTCCGCACCACTAATCCAAGCAATTAGTCAGCAACTACAATCACAAGCCCCTCAAGCGGTACCGGGACCTCAACCTAATGGTGGGATGCCAAGCTTTACGCCTCCGACAAACTAATGCGCTATCGTAAGTTAGATCAAGATGGTGACATGCAGTTTGGCCACGGTGCCGGTGACTTTTGGCATAATGTCCCGGACGGTGTCGGACAGTCTGTAAAGACCCGACTCTTGTTGTTTGCAGGAGAGTGGTTTTTAGACACTACTGCAGGTACACCGTGGGGTGGCTTCCCACTAAACGATCTTGTTGTCAAACAAGGTAGAATTCTGGGAATGCACACCCAGATGCTAAGCGATGCTGTGCTTCGCGAGAGGATTCTTCAAACCAATGGTGTCACGGCAATCTTAACCTATGGTAGTTTTCTTGATCCGTCTACCCGCGCGTATTCGGTCAATGCCACCATAGACACGATTTATGGTAGGGCGTTTACCTTGTCAATCAATGCACCACAGGGTAAACAACCTACTATTCACACCGGTCCTGTTGTAAACGCGGTTATGCCACAGAGTCTACCAACAGGTCCTCTGCTAAGAAGACTACCTTCCCCATCGAGGTTCTAAGATGGCTATTCCAATTACCTCTATCGATGCAAATGGTGTTAACGTTCCTCTGTTTACAGATGTACTGACCTATTTGCAACAACAGTATCAAACGATCTATGGTACTGATGTTGATCTTGATCCTGACACGCAGGATGGACAATGGGTTGGAATCATTGCTGCGGCCATCCATGATACGAATCAAACGATTGCCGCAACTTATCTAGCCTATAGTCCCTCTTATGCACAAGGTGGTGGTTTATCAAGTCTAGTTAAGATTAATGGTATTCGAAGATTGCGGGCTAGTACGAGTACCGTTATCGTTACGTGTGTAGGAACAGCGGGTACCGATGTTAGTAATACAATTGTTGGTGACAATCTAAATCTACAGACCCAATGGATTCTACCTGCTGGTGTGATTATTCCACCTGAGGGTCAGATTGATGCAACGGCAACCTGTAATGTTTTAGGTGCAATAACAGCAAATATTGGGACAATTACGGCTATTTTGACACCCGTTCCAGGATGGCAATCAGTAAACAATGCCGTACCGGCTGTTGTTGGGCAACCCGTCGAGACTGATGCGCAGTTAAGACGTCGACAGACCCAGTCTGTGGCAAATCCATCACAAACTATTGTTGTTGGTATTCAAGGTGCGATTGAGGATGTTGCAGGTGTCCATCGTGTTATGGTTTATGAAAATCCTACCGGTGCACCGGATGTTAATGGTATTCCCGCCTATTCAATGGCCGCTGTTGTTGAAGGTGGGGATGCACAAGAAATAGGCCGAGCGATAGCCTTACGCAAGACACCGGGATCACCAACCTATGGTACGACAAACTTGATTGTTTATGATAGTCGTGGTATCCCTTCGGCAATCCATTTCTTTCAACTAAATCAGGTACCGATAACCGTTAGCATTGTATTAGACGCTCTATCTGGGTTTACTAGTGCTATTGAACAGGAAATTATGGATCAAGTTATCCTTTTCTTAAATGGCTTACCGATTGGTTATGATTCCTTTTATACAAAACTAGTTGCAGCAACTCAGTTACCGGAGCCTGATGGGCTGACTTATGATGTTAGAGTTGTTATGCAAGCACGCGATAACAATCCTGTGACATCTAGTGATGTGCTTATTTCCTTTATCGAAGCAGCGTACACCGACTCAACCTTTATCACTATAACGGTTCAGTAGAGGAGCGGACAAATGAGTGGTTTGACAAACTACACTTCTCAGGGCCTACTCAATCACGTAGTGGGGAAGACGGCAATCTTTACCCTAAAACCAGCCTTTGTCGCGTTGTTTACCGCGGCGGGTCTGGATGATGGGACCGGGTTTACCGAGGTTGCCGGTAATGCCTATGCTCGCGTGACAACTGCTGCGGCGGATTGGGCAACCGCGACTGGAACAGCACCTAGCACCATCCAAAATGCTAATCCACTCGTCTTTACAACCTCTACTGGAAGCTGGGGAACAATTGTCGCTTTTGGTATCTATGATGCAGTAACCGCAGGTAATCTACTGGCGTGGGACTATTTTGGTAGTTTTACCTGGGTTCCCACTTCCGTAGTGGCGGCGTCACCCGCAGTGCTCACCCAGCCACGACATGGTTACCTCAATGGTGACACTGTCATGTTTACCACGGAATATGGTGGGTCCCCACCGACCTTTTCGCAGAGCAACTTTGCAGGCACGCTGGTGGTTGCGAATTCGCTAACGGATACCTTTACCGTTACCAATGGTGGCACCGTTGTAAACACGGCAACATCGGGCGATGGCAATGTCCGAAAGTTTACCTCGCAGGCCATTGGAGTAAACGTACAGGCCACATTCCCGGCAGGCTCACTAGTTATTTCGCTTGCCTAAGGTTTGTTAGCCTAGATGGCTGATAATATACCAGTTGGACCGCAGGCAGCAGCAGTCCAAAATGTATCAGGTACGATAACCGCGACTTCGCGGGCCCGAATAACCCTACCTGTCCATAATTTGTCGGGTAGGATAGGTAGTGTTAGTCGGATAACGCTGTCTTCGCCAGTCTCTTTATCCGGTAGGATAAGTAGTGCTGCACAAGCTCGTGCACCATTACCAATACATCCTATATCGGGTAGGGCAGGTAGTCGTTCTAGTGCAAGACTTCAAACCTTTCTACCCGTCCAGGCTATCTTTGGTAGGATAGGTGGTCAAACACGATTAGCCTTTCGAAACTTTGTACCTGATCGAGTAACACTATCCGGTCAGATAGCCAGTACTTCACAGGCAAGGCTTCGAGCTGCTCAGGCTTTCCTATCAGGTAGAATTACTAGTGCTGCTAAAGGACTGGCTAAGGTTAGCTGGTTTACTGGTCGTATCAAAGCTAGTAGTACTATCCAATTAGGAGGTTTGCGTCTTAATCTCTTTGTACGAACTAGTGCAAGGAGCCAGATACAGTTACGGATTGCTAATCTATATACGCCCGGTCAGCTATCCGTAAGAATTACATCTCGTAGCAGTGCAAGAGTAGCACCTCCATTACTATGGCAAAATCCCGGACAACTTACACTTAGAATTACGGGTAGTAGTAGGGTCAGTCTACGTACTGCTAACTTATACACTCCTGGTCAGTTATCAGTAAGAATTACCGCACGTAGCCAAATTCGACTACCTGTTGCTACACTCGTTCCAGTAACACAGGTAGCTCTTACTGCTTCTAGAATTACTGCGACAAGTACGGCACGGTTAAGATATCCTGATCTTAATCAGGTTGCGCTTTTTGGTTCTATTACGGCTAGGACACAAGTACAGTCATCACAAACTTTTTCTAGTCCTTTTAGTGGTCGAGTTACAAGCAGAACATCCGTAATAGGATCTGCGCAAAATAGACAAAATATCCTATTTGGTACGATTACGGCAGCGGCTGTAGCATCACTAATTATTGCTGAGATTGTTCCGCCACTACCTATCTATCCACCTCCCTTCTTAACCCATGAGTTAGGTGACTATCTAGACAAAATTACTAGCGAGCATAATCAGAAGCCAAAATACTTATCGACTGTTGGAATCAGTGTTAATCCTCTTGTTGAGGATGCACAGTTGGTTGCTGGCATTATTGGCCTATTTGATCTTGATTATAGTGTTGGTCAACAGGAAGACTTTACCGGACAATGGATTGGTAAGAGTCGTTGGATTGAAATACCAGGGGTCTTTTTTGCTTGGGATCAAGAAGGTAATGGTTGGAACCAGGCTAACTGGAAAGGACCCCTTGATGCTACAAATAATCTAGAACGTCTTGATGATTATCATTATCGTTTACTTCTATATGCAACGATTATTGCTAACCACTGGGATGGTTCGATACCCAAGGCTTATGAAGCATGGGATACTTTATTTGCCTATGCGGGGATAAAGGTGGTTATTCAAGATTATGGCAATATGACCATGCTCTATGGTATATTGTCAGATCAAATTCTAGATAGCGTTTTACTGTCTCTCTTTCTAACTGGTGAAATGGATTTACGACCTGAAGGTGTTCAATTACGAGCCTATGCTTTACAGGCTGAACCTGGTGTCCCATTTTTTGCCTGGGACTCCTCAAGTGACTCGGTTTTAGGGTGGGATTCCGGTCAATGGGGTAAGATGGTGCCACCCGGACAGGCATCACTAGCACGAGATAATGGGGAGTAACTAATGAGTGATAACATGCCCTTGATGAATGGGAATGGGGTGACCCCTGTAGATGATCCTTCCATTCCTTCCTTAGTCAATACCACGCCTGTTGGTACGGATTTTAAGGCTGTTGCGATTGGTGCAGGTGCTAATCTTGAGGCCTTACCCGCTTACTTTACGGATCCCCTATTGGGTACGGGCAATATGCCGGGGATTGCGATTAGTGCCTTTAACAACCGAGCTTTGCGACAAGGAACCTTTGTTGCTAGTAGTCTCTGTTTATGGATATCGGGTCAGACTCAGGTGTATGTACCCGATAATGGTGATCAAGTTGCCTGGATGGCTAGTTGGCAACAGGCCCTAGCTAACTTTGTTACGGCATTAATACCAGCCGGTCCTAACCTAGGTGCTTACTTGCCGCTCGCTGGTGGCACAATGGTTGGTAATATCCGTTTTCAAAGTGGTATTTCAACAATCCTGGCAAATAATACTTGGTATTTTGGTTTAGATACCGGGGGCACAGCCCGAGGTCTCATTATCAAGGGTTCGGATAACAATATCACAATCAATGACGGGTCAGCACTAAACGTTACGATTGCTGGTGCACCCGTAGCTAACAACAATTATAGTTGGAGTGGTAAGAATACCTCAGGCACGATTGTGCCACTTATCGGTTTGCTATCTGATAATAATGTTCATATTGCTGGGGCTGCCAATATCTATCTTGACGGTACAGTTTGGGTATCAGGAAATTTAGCTCTTAACAATAACTCTTTTGTTTATGGTAAGGATACCGGTGGCACTGCTCGGGCCATACTTGGTATCAATAATGGGAATAGCCTTCTTGTGGGCAGTAGTGTTACCGGATCAACGGATATCTATGCGGGTGGTGGTCAGGCAATTTACTTTCATAATAACACCACTTCGCTAGGTGTCTTTCAGGTTAATGGGTTTACCTATGTACAGGGTGGTGGTCGTGCCTATATTGCAGGTGGTAATGATCCCTGGCAAGTCTATGCTGATCATGGTTACTACGCACGTATTTACTACACCGTAGGCGGAACGCGTTCCTGGACACTGGGTATCGTTCCCAGCGGTAACTGGACGCTTGCTGATGAAAGTGCAGCAGCGGTTCGCTTCCAGATTGATACTGGTGGCACGGCAACATTTTATGGTGCCTGTAATATCAATGGTGGCAGTACGATCTATAACGGTCTTAATGTTGCTAGTGGTAATTCCAACTTTCAGCAAATCACCGTACAGGGTGGTACGTATTCCTATGGAGGGTTGAACGTCTGGAACTCGCTAAATATGAATAGTGGTAACATAAATGCGGGTGGTGTCCAGATTTACGGTGGTTACCTCTACAGTTATGGTGACGGACAGATCAATGGTAATTTGTGGTGTAGCAACCAGACTAGCAGCAACACGATAATTACGAACTATCTGCGTGATAACGGGGATATGTCAATCACTGGTGGTTTGACGGTTGGCTATACCGTAAATGCCGGTAACGCGATTTACGCTAACCGTGCTATCATTATGTATAGCGATGCACTTTATGCCTATAATAACACCGTCTTAGTACCGCAACCCGATGGTGGTGGTTATGTGGGTATTGGCAGCGCGGGTTGGGCCGGTATGTTCGCTTTTGGCTTTTACGTGCGATCGGATGAGCGCGACAAAACCGGGATAACACCTGTGCCATCGGGCTGTCTTGATGCGGTGCGGCAGATCGCGCCGCAGAGTTACCGGCTGCGAGACAAGTTGGGAGGAAGAGGCACTGCGATGACTTCAACTATGTTACAAGAAGCGGATGCTAATGCGCCACCAACCGACCCCCATCCTGATCAAGTGATTGTTGACCGCATGGCAGAGATGGAGAAAATACGAACTCGTTTGCATTGGGGCTTTTTAGCGCAGGATGTCGGACGCGTCATGCAGGAATCGGGCCTCGATTTTGGTGGTCACCTCATCTGTGATGACTGCGATACCGAGTCACTGGGTGTGGTGGATATGCTTGCAGTGTTGTGGGCTGCTGTGCGCGAACTGTCTGACAAACTGGAGCAGGCGGAGGGGAAACTAGCGAGCCTTCACTGAGGCAGGGCGGGCTAGCCTGTCTATCCTATGGCATCCCCTAACGGTAATGGTAAGCTTGGGGGTACGGTAAGCAAATTACTGAGCTATGCAGATAGACCGTGGAAGGCGGCTGTTGTCATACTTTGCTTAATCCTAGGTGGGATAGGATATCTCACTTGGGATTTGCGTCATAAACTATTTGAGTATTGGCGAGAGTCACCAACCGAATTAAACCTTGGAGCGTTGCCCATCGTATTAAAGGACATACAGAAAGATACTAGCGCCGATCTTATTGGGGTGTGGTCTGTTGATCTAAAGTTTAACTCTGAATTCTTTATCGTCGGTCGATATGCAGATGGATCACCATGGGTATTTAAACCGGCACGAGCCCCACTGATTGCCGATAAGACACCAACCGGATTAATCGTTAGATTGCTTGCTGGACATCCAATCTGTGATGAAGCTAATGTAGGCGTTAGTTTATTAGTAAAGGGTATGGCGCAGGAGGGAATGACTAGAATTTGTTTAATTCCTGTCCCACCAGAACGAGAGGAAGAACTCCTTGCAATGATTGCGATAGGATGGAAAAAGCCTTTTTCGAAAGATTATGAGGCTGCAGTAATTGATGGTGCTTTGCAAACGTCTACTAGCCTATGGAAAGTGCAGGGACCATGAAGATAGGATTATGTATGATTGTTAAGAATGAGGCAGCGTTGATTGAACGCTGCCTCAATAGCGTTAGACCCCTAATTGATTTTGTGTTGATTGAAGACAATGGATCAACCGATGGTACACAGGATATTATTCGTAATTGGCTTGATCAGTATAATATTCCAGGTAGGGTACTAAATGTTCCCTGGCACGATTTTGGTAGTAATCGCACACATGTATTAGCCACTTTACGTACGCATACTGAGATTGATTATGCATTTATGATGGATGCAGATGATATTGTGGTGATTGATAGTAATTTTGATTTGCAAGCGTGGAAGGCTAATCTAACTGCTGATCTATACAGTATTGAAATACGTCTAGCCAATATTCGCTTTTATCGATCACAGCTTTTTAGTAATAAGGTTGATTTTGTCTATCGCGGTGTCTTACACGAGTATCTCGTAGCACCACAGGGTTGTGAGCAGGCAGACGTAAGTGGGTTCTATATTGCTGCTAGGGTGGAAGGTTCTAGGAGTCAGGATCCTAACAAGTATCGCAAAGATGCAGTACTACTAACCGGTGCACTAGATAGGGAGACTGATCCGTTTTTACGATCCCGCTATACTTTCTATCTTGCACAAAGCTGGAGAGATTGTGGGGAATCCAAACTAGCTCTTGATACTTATCTAAAGCGGGCTGAACTTGAATTTTGGGATCAGGAAATCTTTATCAGTCTTTATCGTGCAGGACAATTGATGGAGCAACTTAAGTATCCCGGTTATGTCATTATTGGTATGTATTTAAAGGCTTGGCAGATTTGTCCGACACGAGCGGAAAGCTTACACGCGGTCGCACGTTATAGTCGACTTACCAACCAATTCCAGATAGGTTATACACTGGCAAAGAAGGGTATGGAACTATTTGAACCAAAGGGTGCATTGTTTAGTGAGACATGGATTTATGATTATGGGATGCAGGATGAGTTTGCTATCAATGCCTATTACACAGGATACTATAAAGAGTCTCGTGATGCTTGTCTGTGGTTGCTTAGAATTAGTAATCTACCCGATAGTGAACGTTCTCGAGTAACCAAAAATCTACAATTTGCTCAAGAGAAACTTACTTGAAATGGATGTAAATCTCGATAGGTCTCGGAGGTAGTGAACCGATGTACCATCCCGTCATCCCAGCGATGATAAAGACGGCAATGGTAACCGACAACATGATCCAGTCAAATGGTTTCACGTTCTTAACCAACCGTAATAGATGGAGGTCGCGGTATTTCAGTATTTAGGGGACGCCAGAGATGTAATGTATAAGGGTGCACGTTTCTATGCTCATTATCAGGTACATGAAATTGAATGACTGTTTCGGTAGGCAACCAAAATATTGACTTGATAAAACTCATTTCTTCCCAGGTGGGACAGCGATCTTGGTTTAGAACGCTAATCGATACATGCTCCCACGGTATGCCTTTATCTCCACTAGAAACAATAGTTTTTAAATTGACGCCTGTTTTGCCTCGGGGTATTAGAAAGGCACCAAAGTTTTCACCAAACCTGTTTTCTAGCCTAGTCCCCGTCATGTGGATTCGACAACGTTCTATGTGGGTCCAGGGTGTAGGTCTCATTGATGGCACGTTGGTATTCGGGTTAAGATCTGGATACCTAGTAGTGTGTCACAGTCATTTGAAATGAACCGGTGTAAGAGACGGCCTGTTGGTTGGAATACCGTGATAATTACCATTAGTAATACGATCCCTATAAGTAAAAGAAACCGCACTTCCATACTATGATCCACGCGATGAGTTCCGGGATAAGTGCAATCGCAAAGGCGACAAGCATGGTTTCCTCACGTCTAATCCTATTACGGAGTCTTGACAATAACACCTAATTTTCTCCCGACAATTTTGTGTTCAAGATTATGGGCAAGGATAAATTCATCATAAGCCTGAAATGCACCATCCCATTCTTCAACGTGCCAGCAATCATCAACCACAAGAACACCACCGGGGGCCATTGCTTCATAGATTTTTGGTAGTGCAGTTTTGATTGGTAGGTACAGGTCAACATCCAAGAGGCAAAAGGCAATGGGTGCTAGTGTTGCAAAATCAAATTTACTAACATCTTCCTGGATTGACCGGACTCGGTGGATATCGTGCATTGCCAGGGTTTTGTTAAACCATTCCTTTTTGTTGTCATTAAAGGTGGAGCGTAGTTTATCAACTACCTGTGTTGATTTTTTCCGATAGGTTTGCTCATAATCAATATCGTTTTGTGCAAAGCCTGAAAAAGTGTCAATAGCATAGTAGGGATGATCGATCCCTTGATCGTCCATATACTTGTTTAAAAAGACGGTAGTTGCTCCATAGGCACAACCTGCTTCAACAAAGGTACCGGTGATTGTGCAGACCTTGGAAAGATATTTGGTGAGATACATCAATTCCGTAGGGGAAAACATAAATTTGTAGTGACTAAACATATGGGAACGATAGAGTGGTGTGTTAAAGAGGACTTGCTTGAAAAGGGTTTGCAGACTCGTCTTGATACGCATAACACCTCACGCATGATAGTGCGCAGCAGTTAGAATAATGGCAACAAGGATTAGCCAAAACAATTTACGCTGAAAATAACCCAATATATTAAACAGGGTATCCATAACAATGGCTGTTATGATCGATAGAAATAAAGCGTCTAACATTTAATCCCGAAGCCTTGGATCAAAGATGGCATCGCTAAGCCGTACTAGAGCAGCGCCAATATCAATCAGTGGTGCAAAGATTAACAAAATCAGTGTCCCCGATAGCATCAAGGTGCGGGGTTGATTGGCGTGCCACCAGACTTCTACACCGTTGTCGACATAACCGCCGTAATCCCACAGGAAAAATAGTGCGCGAATATAGGCCCAAGATATGTAAGCAAGAATTAGCCAGCCCATTGTTTGTTTTACTTTCTCTGTTCGAGGAAGTCGGCGATATCTTCACCTGATACGCCGTTGTCGAAATCCCAAACATTCTTCCGTAGCGCCGCCACATCCGCTGCGTGCTGCTCGGCCTTGGCCTCGGCGAGTGCGGCGGCAAGGCCCTGGATTCGTCCATGAACAGTAGGCTGGGGGACGATGCGTGTGTACCAAGCCTTTGCGGCGTTGCTCAGATCGCTCGCTGACGGGGTCGGGGCTGTTACCTTCTCGGGAGGCGATGACTTGAGGGCACTCGGCGAGCGGTTTACATAAGCACGAAGCAGTGCGCCGATCGCCTCGGGGATTTTGGCTTCAAGTTGCTCTCGCGTCGAATCCGCGACGATGAGGCCCGGTAATTCCGGTGATGTAGCAAAAAACTGACCGGCAGGTGTTTGTTCAGTACGTTCGATCAAGAAACCACAGACACGTGCATCCGCCTCACTCGGCGGCAGCATGTGTTTGGCGTCAGCATCGTCCATCGTAGCCATTGTTTTACTTTCTCTGTTCGTATGATCGATAGAAATAAAGCGTCTAACATTTAATCCCGAAGCCTTGGATCAATACTAACGTTAGTTTCAGGACCAATAAGCTCCTGCACATCACGAGTCATAGATTGCTCCGTATCTCCCGAAAAAATGATTATCTGAATATTACCGCTACAACCAAAATCTGATGCCTTACAAGTTATCGGCTGACCCTGCTTTAACCTATTTAGGTTTTCGTGGGAGAGGCCGATAATCATGATTTCGGTTTCTTTACCATCCTTACCTGTACCACGCCCACCTAACATTAACATAACTAACTCCTATAAATCGTCTCGTGGGTTGTGATAATCACCACCCTTACCTTTGCGTACAATCCACTTACCGGGTGGATCACCCTGTCCATTCCAGTCTAGTAAATCAATTATAACTTGACCAAAGGTTTCATAACAATATCGATAAGCATACCCAACTTCATCAAGACCAACAAATAGACCCCACGTAAAATTCATCTGCATGATACCTATCCAGCGTCCATCAGGTAGTTGCCGGACGGGTAGGTAGCCTTCTTTGGCTAAGTCTGCTTCCGTTATCATGGTGGTAGCACCGATGAGACAAAATGGATTACCATACCGATCATGGCTACGAACATTACCGCGCCTAGAAAGACCACCCACGGATCGGACTTCATTCTATTATTTCCACAATGCCTTGTATGATCAGATCCTGAGCCACATCATTGGCTACCTTTGTCCAATGCTCTTGTACATATTCTGGCAAGTCATCCCAGGATCTACTAAAGCTCATATCAAATTCCTTATAGAGGAGAACCTTAAGCTTATTGATATCTATCCTAATTCTTGCCATCTTCTATTATCCCTGGTGCAAGCTTGAGCTGTATTGGCCGATTTTGTTGTACCGCTTGCACAGCCTCAGTACAGATACCTATTATCAAACCAAATGCCATCGCATACCTGGAATCAATTCTGTTCTTATCCGTAAAGGGATGGTGTTCCGTCACCCTACGTCGAATATCAAGTAATAGATGCTTGGCGTCATCATTATCCATAGGTGTCTTTCTACCGGTCCGCGATTTTACGGACCGGCGTCTAGGGGTTGAAAACTGTAGCGGCACTAACTAGCGCGCCGCATACCTGTATCGAGTAGAACCACTCGAGCTGGGATATAGGTCTCCAATCGAGTGATCTCCGACTCAAACTGTGACCGCAGGTATCGGATCACCGGCAACCTCAGATTTTGTGGCAGACACTCAATCCAGTCTTGATCGAAAGTCCGTCTGCCATTCTCCAGACGATTATACGTCCACAGTGAAATGCCAAGCATTTCCGCAACCTGTTCCTGCGTATAGCCCGCGTTTCGTCGAGCGTTACGCAAGACAATACCAACTTTGTTCATCATAAACTCCTAGAAACTCCGTTCTGCTGCACTAATATATATGCAGGCTTGCATCGAATTGCAAGGCTACCCCTGTGCTACGTGGATATTAATCGGCATTCGACCTAACAATTCTGGCTTATCCCGCCTAATAACCCGTATTGCTAAGTCTATGGCTCCACTCCAATCTCGTGCCATTGACATCAGCTTTTCTGTTCCATATCCTTCAAATCTAATCGTCACCGTAAAAGGAATAGTTTTTATGGAAGGTGGTGTTTCTATTGGTTTTGGTTTGGTTGGACTAGTGCGGATCATCTATTTCTCCTGAATGTTGACCGTGTAGTCTATTGCGGCTTCACGGTGTTCGTGGGCAATAGCACGGGCTGTTCGATCTGCGGTATCGTGTGAGTGAAATGGGCCTACACGCCACGCCGCCTTGCCTTCGATGTATACATAAACAAAGTAAGTCTTGACCTTGGGTTGCCGGGTTCTGATCATTTATTCCACCGGGCCTTGTTGGAAGCAACATAAACGTGGTGTAGTATCCTATCAAAACCGATATCGGATAAAACCATTCGGATTATAACGGTTGTATTGTTAGTGGTCCCCTCGATCTCGATTATTTCCCCATTGACTAGTGCTTCGAAAGCTTTTTCATCGAGGTTGGCGTAGACCCTATCCATAAAGACCTCCAAAAATTGCCCGCCTGCGCGTGCCTTTCCTGCGTATGAGGGCCCTTGCTGCATAGCATAGCTCGTAAACGAATTTATTGCACTGTCATGCACGCGCAGGCTGGCGTCGTTAGTCCGCAAGGCAATCGATATCGACAAATTCGACGAGATTGAGACGTTGGGCTATCTGACCGGCCTGAAAGTGATCCTTGTAGCTGTCCCAAAAGCCTTTACAGCATACTCCACCATCCCTATCAGCATGGTGGCATTCCCGATACCCGATAAAGAACCCCTTCATCTTTGGATCAGCAATTTCCTTTAGCAGCGCCTTTAGGCTTAGAACGGAATCCTTTCGAAAGATACAGGTAGAGCATTGTTGGGCTTGTACTTTAAAAGTCATGATACTTTCTCCTGTGGACAATCTCAACCTGGATCACTTTGGGCTTGCGTCGTTCGATCTCCTTACCGATCTGTACCAGGATCCCGATCACTAGGGCAATCACTAATAGGGCTGTTATTGATAAGTCCGGAAAGACGTACAGTATCAACCCTATTAGAAAAACCCAAGCGATCAGGTTCCAAAATGCAGCAGAAGTTAAGATCAGAACAACGATAATGATGACTAGGATGGTGAGCATTGTTTTGGCCGTTTAAATACTAGGACGACACCATAATCGGATGGTAGTGAAGCAACCAGTTCCCATCGATCCTTACCAAGCCGATTTAACTCAGGCTCGATAGAGTCATATTCAAACAATCGCTCGATTCTATACTCCCACGTAGTCATATTGATACTTCCCTAGCCAACTGACCACCACCACGCTGCTTATGCCGGCGCCGCAGAAAGTCGGTCTTATCCTTGTCGTTCCAGGACTTCATTAGTGCGTGGTCCAAGTACTGCAAGTCCAGATCGAAATCCACGTACCCCTGAGCAATCGTGTCAACGTATTGCTGGCTGGGCGGCATAATGCCATCGTGCTGCATCTGGTAAGTCAGGCACTTTCGGATCTTGCCCGAATTTGCGTACTTAAACTTGAGCCAAACCTTTCGGTACAGGCCGCTCTCGATACCCTCGTAGACATCGAGGGTCTCCTCGCACTCCTTGGTGATCTCCCACAACCCGCCGGGACACTTTCCGTGGCTGGAATAGATCACGTCTGCGACCCCCCGAAAAACCAACTCTGAGTGGGGCAGCGCAAAGGCGTGCAGCATCTTTGCCCTAGGGCACCGGCGTCGCATCGCAGCGACATTCAAATTTGAACCGTAGCACCAATACAACATCTGATTTCTCCTTATGCTACGCAATTGTAGCATAGATTGCGATAGAATGCAAGCTCGCTTTTTGGCGAGCTTGCGCATAGGGGTGGCTAGATTTGATCTTGCTGGAATTTGGCGTGCGCAGTTTGGTATTGAACGGTTTGCAGCTGAAGGGCGTGCTGGGCTGCGTCTTGGGTAGGAAAGGTTTGCGAGTATAGGCAAGGCTGGCCTTTGCGCGGCAGGGTGATAAAATAACCCGGCTTAGAATTGATAATTGAGTTGGGCCAGATATGGATTGGCGCGATAGGGTTGGTGCGCGCGGCTTGGAGATATTGCAGAAAATAAGTGGGGGCGATTTTGGGCATTTTAGACTCCATTGCTACCCATTGCATATAAGCATCCTGCTCAGGATTGCAAGGGAGGTAGAGCGCTTTTTTTGCGCTCTACCGCAATCTCCCTTCTCCCAGTAAGTCAGGCCTACCCGACCGTTTCATCATCATCAAAGAGCAAACCCACGGTCAGCAGGTCCTGGACAAACGCTCGTGCATTGGTATACCGCACGGGCTTACCCAATTGCGCGCTGGCCCGCTCCGCGGTCTCCCGCATAAAGGCCCTATCGTTTTCTGAGGGGGAGAACGAGAGCTTATGCAGCTCTCGAACGATTTCTCCGGGTTCCTTGGCTTTCAAGATTTGTCCGTCATTGGTCCGATACATTTTCTACCTCCTCTCGGAAACCCGAACGCGGGTCAACTCGACCGCGCGGCGTGTAAAGTAAGTCAGCTCAGCTTCGGGCATCGCCAGCTGGCTAGCCATATTCTGCAGGGTTGCGTCGCCTGCTGCAATTACATTTTGCTCCGCAGCGGCCACCATGCGCAAGCAAAGCTTGACCCACGACTCGGCCTTGTTAGCACTAACCGTGCCCTGGTGCTGGCGGAACTCAACCGTACCATGCCGCCAAAAGGCGTGCAGGTTGACTTTCATAAAACGGTTGACATCGCTCGAGCTTGGGGTCCGGTATGTGCTGCGATAGCCTGAGTAGTCAATCGCTAAGTCCAGGACCGTTTGAGCATTTGCAATCCGTTGGGCCCGATCCTCGTTGCTCATCGCGTGCTTGGTCGAACGGCAATAGTTGTTAACATTTGCCCTGCGGCTTGGTGCGACCAGCGTATCGATAACATCCTCATAACGTGCGTAAAACCGCAGCAAATTCTGGAAGAAGCTGACCGGTTGGTGCCGCGCACCTACGTGGACGTGAAAACCGCATTTCTTCGAGATGGTGCAGTGCACCTCATCCAAAAGCTTGCAGACTTTGCGAACAGCTTCAATACCGTCCTCGCCTTGCAGGATCGGGCTGACCACTTCGCGACCGCGAGTGCTGTCCAGTGACCCATCCGTGACAATTTTCCAATTGCCGCTAACGGTGTGATTGTACCGTTCGACCTGGATTTGAACCCCGGCCTCGCTTAGGCGCTGTGCCAACCGGTAGCTGTCCATATTCTGCGGTAGCAGAATTTCGAACTCCACCCCGAACGTGTACTGCGAGAGATTGGTCTCCAGCACCGCTTGGCTGATGACCGCCTCTGCCACCGCAGTGCGAGGCCGTGCAACTGGAATGATGCTACCATCGAACCATTCGGTGGGCAGCAGGGCAAGGATGCTAGGATCCGGAAGCCGGTCCTGCATGTGGGGGGATTGGGTGGCAATCCGATTGCGCAGGGCGTGGAGGCGAACACCACGCCACTTGACCGAGCTCCACTGGTTCAGCCACTGCGTGCTGTGCCAGCGTGTGACTTGCGGCCACAAAGCCCACCCGACTAGATCTACGGTTCGGTTGTACTCATCATGGACCATTTGGTCGAATTGCGCGGCTGTGTAACCCGCGATCAATTCTGGAAGTCTGGTTCTTGGCATCTGTATGGGTTCCCTTGCTACCCATTAGATATAAGCGCTTTGCGCTTCATTGCAAGTCGCGCTTGCGCTTTTTATCGCGCATATCTATTGCGCAAAATTGCATAGCTCACCCCCTTGCAATGAGCTGCAAAATGCTTATATGACTTATGCAGGGCGCAAGCTCTGCATCGCTAATTGTCAACTCGAATCAGATGAGGTAAGCCATGCTTATTACGCGAACTTCGATTTGGACCGGGAAAGTCCGGGAAATGGACCTCCCCCTGACCCAAGCCGATGTGGACTCATTTGACCCCAATGCGTTTCGCTTTGAGTGGCCTCCCGCGTTTCAAAAGTTGAGCGGGGAGCATCTGGAGTTCTTCCTCAGCGGGATCACCCCCGAGGAGTATGCAATTCTTGACGGAAACGATTCTGATCCCAATTGGGTGGATGGAGATGATCCAGACTTTGCAAAGAACCACGCGAACTTCCCGGTCTTCCCTCCGCATTGGCGTATAGAATAGGAAGAGGGGCGCAAGCCCCCCTTTTTCAGCTACCGGACTTACAGTGTGGAAGGAGGTGAGGAAAAGCATGAAACGACGCAGTTACAATCGCAAGGCCGCGTATGTTCGTAAATACGGGATCGAGGGTGCGGCAGTTATCCTGCGGCTCTTAGCCCTAAACGCGAGCCACTATCGTTGGTAAGGGGAAGGGGGCTTCGGCCCCCTCAACCTGCAAGTCCGGAACGCGAGGCGAAATGGCTGACATTACCCTTGAAACTCTACACACCGATCTTGTAGCGTTACGTAGCGAGATTAAGATCGATCTCGTTCGTCTCGAAGCCAAGATCGATGGTAAACCCTCGCTAATGGCGATGTTTACTGCAGTCCTTATTGTTGTTTTTGGTATGGCCAGTATTATCGGCACAACCATTGCTGTATTAGCCAATCTACATCTATTGAGGTAGGACCTCCATTATCGAATTACGGACTTAAAGAGCCACGGGGGCATCTTTGCTTCGGGAGCAACCTCTTGGGTCGGCTCAACCTTCTTGGTCCGACTCCGCTCGCGAACATAGTCGCCAAACCGGACGATCTGCACATTGTCTTCGCTGTAGGGACCCTCATTCCCGATACGTACCATTGCGTATTTGCTGGAGCCTCTACCCCGGTCGGCAAGGTGACCTGACTTTTCCCAGATATTGAGCCATTGCACAAAGGTCAGGTTGAAGACAATACCGTGCTGTTTAGCAGCCCGACGCTGGTGGTCAAAGGCGGCAAAGTGTGGATCTTTGTAGGCTTGTCGAAGTTTGGTAAGGGCACTATCAAGATCGGGATATCGTGCAAGATCTACATTACTTACAGCGAGAATTAGTGCCTCTATCTCACGGTTGGTCAGGTACAAGGCACACCTCCGCGTTACCGCTACTTTAGCATTTGGCGCATCGTATCTGCAAGTGATAACTTTGCGCCGCAGGCTATTTTTTCTGCTTGCATCTAATCGCAATGCCGCGCATAATTTGCCTTATGCCCACTAGCAAACAGCAACCGCTAACTGCTCCAAGGGGTGGGTATGAACATGACTTTGGGGTACCTTACTCACACTGGGAAGCCAGTGTATTCGATAGGGCTTCCTATTTTGTGGTCATTGAATTGCGCAATTATCACCACCGTTATTTTAGAACAGAATGGAAGTGTTTTCCCTGGGCAGTTAGGTATGCCCGGGAGCATGGGGGATATGGTGCATGTATCTATGCGATTGCTCCAACGGGTAGATTTTTCTGTTTAGATAGAGAAAAACTAATCGAATGGGAGGTTAGATGGTATTTGAATAAA